CCAATCAACACTAGCTCCACCAACAGTATCGAAAGTAACCGTAGTTAAACTTCCAGCTGCTGATAAAGTTACTGCCGCTTGGACTAGAAAAGAGCGGTCTGTAATAGCAATTTTGTTTCTATCTTCAAGAAATCTAAACTGAGGGTCATCGGTAGGAACTTTTGCGACCTTTGACAGATAAACAAAGAACGGAGATTCTTCAGGTGCTAAATCAGCGACTCTATCGCTGAAATTATATAACCGTCTTGAATGAACCGTACTGTCTATAACTGCGCCAGGGTCGCTATGTTTTAGCTGTCCGCTATTATAAGTTGCCATTATTGACTCCTATTCAGTTTTATTAAAGTACGTTTCTCCTATTGCTCCCAGCTAATACACCTTCCCAAGCTTGGTCAATATCAGATTTGACTTTAGGTTGAGAACCTTGTATAACGCCAGGGCTTCTAGGAGCTTCCCTAGCGGCTTTCACCGCTTCTAGTGAATCATTTGAAGCTGGTGCATCTCTTCCAGTCTCTCCACGCCAAACATCTATTAACGTATTAAGACTTAAGTTACTTGTCGGATTAGTAGACCAATCCATAAAGGATTTAACTTCACCATCTGACAATTTATGCATATTCTTCAATTCATTCACAGTATTGTTCAAGAGCATCTGTTCATTCATTTTGGACATCTCCCCTTGAACAGCCTGATTAACCGATTGTTGTTCCTGTTTTACTCGGAATTTATAACTATCAGAATCAGGTTTGTAGTAGGCATCCCAAGGATTAAAATCCTCTTCGGTTAATGATTGTGATTTATTAGGTTGGTTATTAACAGCGTTTTGTTGAGCCTCATTGAACTTCTCAGCCATGTATTGCATATCTTGACGCATTTTATTATTCTCCGATGCTTGTCTATCATGCATGGATTGGAATTTTTTTGCTTCAGATTCCCAATTTACTTGGTAAGTTTCACTTTCTGGAGACTGACTCGGAGCAACATCTCCTTGATATTCCTCTTGAGGTCTTTGTTCTCCAAATGGATTTCCAGCGTCATTAACAACTTCTTGTTGTTCCTGTTCAACCACTTCATTTATTTCATTCATTAGTTTCTCCTATGCGATGTCTTTAAAGCGTATCACGAACTGAACCAAGGCCTTGCTCCATATCATTCATGGCAGACCCTAATTTTTCTACTTTTAGCTTCACCGCGTTATCAAGCTTATTAGCTTGTACTTTCTTATTTGCCTTCGCATCTGATTCAACTCCAGAAAGTTTGGATTTAAATTTTTCAACTTCAATCCTCTTTCTATCGCTAACAGATTCCCTACGTGCAGTTTGCAAGTCACCCTGCAAATCTTCATTTTGCTTAGTCAGTTGTTCTACTTGACTTTGCAATTGAGAAATCTCACTCATTCTTTCAACGAGACCCTCTTTATCAAATATTTCTGGATTTTTCTTTATTACTTCTATCCTATCAATTAACCCTAATTGGAATGCTTCTAAATAAACATTAAATTCAGCCCATTTACTTGTTGGTAATGTTGAGCCAGGTTCTATACTAATATCATGTTGTCCAATATGATGACGTTCTTTAGCTACATCCATTACAGTTTCTGAATAATCATCATAGTAATTTATCATTACCTCATTAACATTATTGTTAGCTTGAGTTAATCTAAAAATCTTTTTAAATGTATAATGTCCTTTTGATAGACCATATAAAACTTGACCAAGTTTTCTTATACTAAATTCTATATCTCTTAATTTAGACTTAGGCCTTTCAGAACCTTGAGATAACATTCTTTCTGTACCCCTTACAGTTTCAGGAGCTTTTTCAGCAAACCCATGCATTAATTCAGGAATACCAAAAGTAAAATCTATATAAAATTCACAAGATTGTATTAATTTGTAAAACTCTCCTGCTAATGGTGTAGGAGCTGGAAAATGAGGTTCTCCCTGAGATGAATCAACTTCTATAACAGCATTTGGATTAGCCCAATCTTGTTCAAGTTGACTTAAATCATCAACACTTCCTATAGGTACAATAAGTTTCAAACCCGCGCTGGCCTGAGCATGAGACAAAGCTAAAGACCATAGTTTATTTAATAGTCTTTGCATTGGTCTTGCCCTAGATATATCAGACCTTGGGTATGGAGTTCCAGTATATATATTCGGTAAAGGTACGATAGGGTATAAATCAGTATTGAGTATGGACTCGTACAAAACCACCTCTCCTATAGAACAAACGATACCTACGCGAGTTTGTAAAACTTCTTCAAATTGAGCCAGTCCTTTTTCAAAAACGCCAGGATTTTGTTCTAAAAATTGTTGAAATTCAGATTCATCCATTATTGATTCTTCTTCACTCCTAGAATCAATAACTCTATAAAATGGCACTTTTGTTTTATAAAATCTTTCTAATACTTGATACTTTTCTTGATAAGTAAATTCTAAATCTTTAGCTTCATCAGGTGTCCATGTTTTTTGTTGTCCACTATTTTGAGATGATGGAAAATCTTCATCTGTATAAGATGATACATGTTGAAGTAATCCTGGCTCTTCTTCTCCAGTTTCTTCATTAATCTTAGGGCCAAGTTCAGGATATAATGTTAATACTTGTTCTCCAGTAAGAATAGTAGATAATATAATATTTTCAGCATCATTAAACCATCTATCCCTAGAAGAAGATGGTATGTATACTCTAAATGGGTCTACACAAGTAAATTTTACTTCACCTTTTCCAAAATCAGCTTCTGTATCAATATAAGCATATAAATACCCCATCCCTGTTGTTGAATGGTCATGTATTGCTTGTTTTAAATTAGTATTGCCATCAGATATCTCCCATATATAACTCATAACAATACGCCATAACTTAGCAACTTTTGAATCTGAGTCTTCTCTAGGAATAATAGTAAAAGCTGGTGCTCTAGAGGTAAGCATAGCTTTCATTTTTTCTACAGCTGGGCCAACTCTGTCCATAGGAACAGCAGCTTGATTTCGATGTTCTAAGTCATCTACTTCGCTATCATCAAAGTGATTGCCATAGAAAAAATCAATATCTGTACGAGCTTCTGTATCCCATCCAGAACGAGCATCACGATATCTATCAAAAAGTTCTTTGGTTAATTTAGCTCTAGGGTCTTGAGGTATTTGCATTTTAAGGATAGAATATATATATAAAAAGTATAGCGTGTCAAGCTATAAAGCATCTTTTTTTTAATTTGTTCTAGCTCCAGTAAACCAGTTGTATTTTTTTAGTTTTTTACGTTGTTTTGTATTGCCATACTCATCTTTAGTCATTTTTTTACTTAATGGTGGCTTAGCATAATAATCAGCATAGTATAAAGCGTCCATTAAATCATCATTCTTAGGAAAGGGATGCTCAAAGAACTCATCTACTAATTCTGTCATATTTCTATTTATATATAATTTTTTACTATTTACTATAGGCCCAAGACTTGTTTCTAATCTATCTTCTTTTTTTATTCCCCCTGGCGGCCTTACACCTTTAAAAATACCTGGCATTAGTCTCCTATCTTTAGTAGCCATACGAGTAACCATATCTCTTACCATTTCTTGAGCAGCTACTGTTTCAATAGTGACTCTCTTAACTGGTTGATATTTTTTTGCTATAGCAATAATTTTATCAGGTAAATCAAATGTAGGTATTCTTTCTCTAAAGTATTCAAGTACATAACGATTTTTTTGTTTATCCATAGCTATTACTACAATAGCTTGGAAATCAGACTTTTTAGTAGCAGTAGCTGCTATATCAACTCCAATATAAATATTTACTGGAATCATATCATCTTTAGTTTCTAAATAAGCAAATTTATCTTTTGCTACAAAATTATATTTATGATATTGAATCCTATCAATTTTAAAAGCAGCATCTGATATATCTCTAGCATCATTCATATACTCTTGAGCATATTTATTAACAAGACCAGCTTCTATAAATTCTCTTTTCTTTGCTGCTAACTTTTTTAATGGAAATTGTTCAGGCCATAAAGGCTTATCATTTTCAACAGCTTTGTAGAATGTCATATCCCAAGGATATTCACGATTATCTTTTTTAGCTTGATTAAATCCTTCTACAACCATTTGTAAGAAACTATCATAATGAACAATAGTTCCCGCCATCCATATCCATCCTTCATTGCCTGGAGATTCTTCTAATGCTGGGAATACTGTAGATACAATCCATTTTTTAATTTCAGCTCTACGTTCAGGTGTTTTAGTATTTAATTCAGATTCAAAGTCATCAAGTATAATACCAGTATACCTAACATCAATTTCTGTTCTACCTCTTAATCTTTGAGAAGTACCTTTTGCTATAAGTCTATCCCCTTTTGCTGATACAATATCTTTTTCAGTCCATCTATTGCCAGCACTATCTCCAGCCATATCTCCAAAATAGTACTTTATTTTATCATTTATCTCTAAATGAGTTTTTATATATTTTAAATGGTCTATAGA